AGGGCGCTAGTTGAAATTGGTGTAGAAGAACTCATTTCAAATGATCCTTCACTAACAACAATACCAGAAGATAAAGCAGTTACGGTGTCATCAACAAAATCAATGTCTTCGATCGTTTGTCCATCAGATGGTATAAATGTTTTTTCAATGTATTCATCATAGAAGAATGTAATAGCAGAAATACCATAGTTATCAACAGTAATCTCATCATTATCATCCTGAGAAGCTGGTCTTGTCTGTCTAATAATCAACTCCATATTAGCTCCCCTTGCTTGAGAACTTTCGCCAATAAGGATTTCCCTTTCTTCCCAACCACTTAATGTTTCAGAACTTGTGACAATAGCATCGAGAAGTGTAGTTGTTGTACCTCCAGTTGCTCTATAGAATACCATCAGATCTTCATTTGGTGTTTCACCACCATTACTATTATTTCCTTTGGTTACAGAGAATTTTAACTTATTAACATTTCTTGTGTCAAGAGGACCCAACACATATTCTCTCGATCCAGGACCAGAGAATGGTAAGTATCTCGTAGATCTATTGCCATACTTTGGTGCGTCACCATTACCACCACCTGGCATTGCGAATCCACCAGTAGATCCACTACCTGTTCCAGGACTTACTGGTTTGGTATAGTTATCTTTAACATCACCATTAGCAGAAGACTCAAGCCAAATATTACTAGCGAAAGCAGATCCTGAAGGAACACCTTCAGTATCACACTCATAATATTTACCAGATGGATTTGTTGGGAGACCATCTACTGTTTCACCACCCTCAGTTCCCCTATATTCAACTTTCACATAACCAGCACCACCAGTGCTTCCGTTACCTCCACCAGATCCAGGTGATTGAAGACCAGCAACAACTGGTACATTCTTAGCATTAATGATCAGATAAACGTGACCACCGCCGCCACCTGCGCCACCAACTTTACCTGAGAATTCTATTTCCTCATCAACCTTAATCTCAACATATCCATTACCACCATAGTTTCCAGGTGAACCACCGTTACCAGCACTGCCAATTGAAGCATTTGCTACAAATGAACTTCTCCAAGCAGAATCACCTTGTCTACCACCAGTACCACCACCGTTACCATTGTGTCCAACACCTGCCTGACCACCATCACCTCCAGAAGCGGATCCCGATGGTCCAGCAGATGCTCCGCCACCACCACCGCCGCCAGCGGTACAACTACCCTGAGTTCCAGCAGCACCATTGGCAAATCCTAGAGCGTTGGCAACCTGCTGAAGACCTACGCTAGCATTTCTCCAACTACCACCAGCGTAGCAACCATCAGTAGTTCCACCACCGTTGAAACCACCACCTGATCCGCCGCCGCCACCGCCGCCACCAGCGCCAAACATTGCGTTACCATTAGCAGCATAGACGCCAGTAGCACCGCCACCAGCACCTGCGGTAGCACCATTACCCCATGCTCCCGTAGCACCGTTACCACCAGCTGCTGCGCCGCCGCCAGCGATAGATGGTCCAGCCTCACCACCCGTTCCATTTACGTTACCATCAACATTGTTGAATCCAGGACTACCGCCAAGACCAAGAACCCAAGAAAAAGCATTTTGTCCAACAGTAGCAGTAACGAGAGCACCAGGACCACCAGATCCACCAACAGCACCAGATCCTTGACATCCAGAGTTAGCGTTACCATTACCACCACCACCGCCGCCGCCAGCAGCTCTGACTTGAATAGTTCTATTAACTACACTATTACCAGGAGTTCCAGCATCATATGATCCACTGGCATTATATCTTGTCCACGAACCACTAACATTTTGAGTAAAGGTTTCATAGTCTCCACTACCACCAGGACCATACAATGAAGCACCACCAGTGGTTGCTCCAGGACCATCAGCACCACCTGTTCCACCTACTCCACCATTTTCTGATGTTTCAATAGTAACAATTTCATTATAAGGTGCCTGAGTTAATAGGGCAGGAATAGTAAATGTTCCAGCAGCTCCACCAGCTCCTCCACTATTACCATCTTGTCCACCGCCACCACCATTAGCATAAACTGTAAATGTTTCACCATCAATTTCAAACGTAGCGTAAGCATAACCACCAGCAGATCCATCATTGGTACTATCAGCACCGCCGCCACCAGGACCATAAAGATCAATTCTAATTTCAGTTACTTCTCCATCGGATGCTGGTACAGCATTCATAGTTATAGAACCTGATGTTGTTAGTTCTTCATCTTGGAATAGAACACCAGTTCCAGGTACATCAACAGATTGTACTTTCTTACCAATAACTGTAGTCTGGTCTACCACATACAATCTTGGAGCAGGTTCAACTAATTCTTCTTCAAATATACCTAGTGCCAATCTAGCAACACCACCAGTACCACTGGTAGCACCAGGAGATCCAGTTGTTGATACGGTAAAATTATCAGGTCCATCAATTTCAGTGACCTCATAATCACCATTAAATCCTGCTGGTTGAACACCACCAATAGTTACATATTGTCCAACATCAAAGGTATGTGATTCACTGAGAGTGAATAGAATAGTATTAGCACTAGCTGTATACTCTGCTGTAGAAATTTGGAAAATTTGAGATCCAGTGATTGGATATACTCCAGGTTCATTTACTGCTGGTTGGTCAATACCACCACGCAATCCAATACCCTGAACACCTAACATGTCATTAGCATTCAAGTTTCCTGCTGGAACTTCAGGACCTTGTTCTGATCCAGATGAAAGATTTTGTTTCAATACAATTACTTGATCTGGAGTATCTTGTATTGACGCAGGAATGTCAATAACAAATTCTTTCCATTGAGAATGAATAGCATCATATAAGTCAAATGCCTCACTGTTTTCTAATCCATTTTCATTTTTAAAGTCTTGTACAGATGGGAAAAGACGAAGTGATTCACCAGTAGATTTGAATTCACAAAATAGTCCTTCACCCACATTGTTAGGACGCTCTCCACCATTGTTGTCGTTACCAGCAATAGCATACACATATAATTGTGTGTAACCAGTAAAATCTAATTTGTATTCAACTCTTCTAGATGTTTTTAGTTGATCTGGATTATTGAAACCAGTTGCGCTAGCACCATATCCAAAAGCAAGATATTTATTACCTTGTGCGATAGATGGTTTTACAAATCCTTCCCATTCACCTGTTCCAGGACCATGTGGTTCCAATGAAATATCATCATATCCAATTCTACCATCACCAAGAGGATTCAAATATGAAATTAATTCTGGATCATTGACATCCCAGAAAATATCAGCAGGAGTGGTAGGATCATATCCACCAATACCAGCAGTGTTACCATATGTTGCTGCGGATGGATCATTCAATGGTTCTTTGGTAAGACCATGTGCGTGACCTAGTGGCAATCCACCACCACCTGCTGGAGAAAAAGCAGTAATGTTTGCTCTACTAGTAGTATACATTGCCGCAAACTCATCAACTGGAGTAGCAGCAAATTCAGAGTTTGTTAGTTCATCTGCCTCACTTCCCAAAATATTATGGAAGTGTTCTGGTGGTCTATTAAAGATATGGTCATCCATTGGACCAACTCTATAATCAACACTACCAGTTAAAAATGTAAAGACATCTGCTTGAATATTCGAATATCCTCTAGTCTTAACATCACCAACAGTAAAGAATAAACCACCATCAAGTAATGTTTCTTTAGAGATATACCAAGTACCACCAGTTTGTCCTACTTGGTTGATCAAAGCATTTTCAACTGTGGGTGATCCTTCACCATCAACACCGCCAACACCAACAATTATTCTATCTCTATAATCTGGTAAAACAAATGTTCCAACATTACGAGGATAGTCTTTTATATTAAAAGACTTACTTACAGTCATATTAGGGTGAACAGCACTACTAATCCCTGCAAAATTAGTAGAAGTTTGTGGAAGAGTTCCAACATCTACATTATCTGGAAATACAATTTCATAGGCAAACTCACCAGCAGGGGTGTTGCTAGATGTATTTTCGGTTGGTTCTTTCGTTCCATAAAGAATATCATAACCAAAAATACTAGATGGTAAAGATCCTAATCCAGGTCCTGCTGGACTATCGCCAGTATCATCTCTAAATCTAAACAAAACACCATAAGGATATGGCATTTTACTATTAGCATCAATTCCCGCGTCTTGATAGAAATTGATGAACATCTTATTGTTGATCCAATAAGTTCTTCTGATTGAACCAGGATCACCTTTAACTGTAATATTCAGACTGGTGTTGCCACCATATGTGTTACGTATAGCCTGATATAAATGAGGGTAATCTCTGATTAGAAGTTCACTACCATCACAATACAAGTAATCTTTGTAAGCATATTCTGGATTCTGTCCGCCAGTTCCAGCACCATTTCTATCTTCTGGAGCAGAAAAACTATCTACCGAAGCAGGAAAGATTGAACCTACAGGAGCATAGTTGTTCTGATGTTCCTGAAGATAATTTGAAAAACGATTTCTATATGAAACTGGCATTGTTTTAGTATTTGATCAAGAACTCTTGGACGAGGTATGGTTGAACGAATTGATCTGCTTTATTCTCCTGATTAACTCTAATGTTAATAGTAGATAGCAAATCTGCTGAAGGAATAAACGTCGGTAATGTATTTACCACAAAAGTTTGTGGTTGAGCTGTAAAGTTCAAAAAGTGTCTATGTCTAGCTTCATCACCAAATGGTTCAGTTTCAGTTGTATTATTACTAATACCAGAATAAGTATCTGGATCATCACTTTGCTTGAACGAGTCAAATGGTAAGTTTAAATCAGTATAGTTAGGCGACAAAGAAATAGAAGGTTCAAAAGAACCGCTACTTCCTCTAGCAGGCATAGCACCTAGTCCGAAAACACCATTACAACCATTTCCTTCGCAATATGTAAACACAGTACCTTCATAATCAATCTCTCCACAAGTTTCTTCTTGTAGAGATCCTTTATTTCCACCAGTACAGTTACTTTGACCACTCCAAATAGGATATACACACTCACCGTAATTATTGATGAATTCTTGTTTCACAAATGAAGAAGAATCTGGACTGATAGCATCCAAGTCTGGAATCAAACATTCGAATGCTGCCAAAAATTCACAACCTGTTAAACAACCACCATGAACTGTTCTAGTACAAGTAAATCCAAAGAATTCAGAGTCACCATCAGGAATACTAGTGCTCTTTAATTCTTCTCTAGTTGCTGCTTGTAAACATAATTCTTGATATGTATTATAATACCAAGGAACAACACAAATAGTAGTTTTATGTGTATAAAAGTTTCTACCGATTGGTCCAAATTCATTACCAGTAGAAGATCTTACTCTTGTTCTATTACCATCATGAAAGTGACCATGAGGCATAAAAGCATTCTCTAATACTTCCGTATATTCTGTGTAGTTACCAAAAGATCTTACAAACTTTGGTTCTCCTGTTACAGGAATTTGCTGTGCTGGCAAGAAGAAGTCTCCTTGATACAAAATCTCATACTGTGTTCCGATATTACTCTCCACACTTAATCCAACACCAGATTTTGTAATCTCATTATCATTATCGTCTAAGATGCGAAGATCTACATCATCGCCTAAGTTAGATCCACTAGATGCTCTCAACTTCTTAGAACCAAAGTCAGGTAACTGAAACTGATTGTCTAAAAGTGTGATGTTTGGTTTTCTATATCGCGATTCAGTACCAACACCAAGAATTTCTGCTAGAGCAGGAAAAATTTCAGCAGCATAAATTGATCCATCACACCTTAAATACCCTGCTGGCAAAAGATCTTTAGTATTGTCATCATCTGGATCATTAGTTGGCAATTGCTTTGACCAATGAATAATAGATCCAGTTAAAGTACCAATCTTCGATTTTTCTCTGTTATAAAATACTGCCATTTAGTATACCCTCATTATAATCAGAGTAGTAAGAGAAGGTGTATTAGGATTGATCTGGACGCTTAACGCCTTATCAACACTGACGGGAGCAATGGTTCCTGTCGTCATATTATTTATGAGTAATGTACCAGGAATCCTCATTTGTCCCTTCTCCATAGAGACATCAACTGTAAAGTGATTGTGAGAAGCTAGTGATACTGAATTCCAATTATCATTATTGTGGTTTAGAGTAACACCATATGTAGATTGTGATCTAGAAGAAGGGACATTACTACTAGGATAAAAGTTCCTTTTACCATTATATGTTCCTGGTGGTGGAAACTTACCAGTTATTGCGGCATCTTGAACATTGGTAAGACAAGAATAGTCATCCTCAAATTCTTCCTGGTAACCATAGTTAGGAACTACTCTGGACTGATTAACTCTAGTTGCTGGTAGAGCAGTAGAAGCAGTAGGGAAATCCCTAAACTGGTTCAACGAAACCAAACTTTGGTTTGCTGGATCTAACCATGTAACTTGAGCAATACCAGGATCGAATCTATCGGCAAGATCCTCATTTCCATAACCAGCAGAAGATCCTGTAGTCCATCTACCACCAGAAACATCAGCAGGTTCAAATACTCCAGCTCCAAAAGGAGCAACAAATCTACCTGAAGGAGTAGCAGATGTATATTGAGTATTCTCTGGTTGTGGGTGAGAGTGTCCAGGAGTATGGTCAACACCTAGTTTCCTAGGAATAGTTCTAAATGTAGAAAAGAATGCTGGATCTTCTAATCCAATCCCAGTAATCTTACCTGCCAACTGCGAATCAGATTCCACAGAAAAATTGACATCGATGTAAGAAGTAACCAAGTTCAATGGAGCAGCATCAGCACCATTTTCTGTGATATATTGACCAACAACAACATTATCTTCAGGTGATAAACGTGATGATTCTAAGTCAACTAGAGAACAGTTGTTTAGATTAGGTAATGTAAATTGATCATTCTCGTCATAATTAGGATACTCATTTAGAATGCCAACCTGTGGTCCACCTTCTTCCTGAAATGGACCATACATGTTTCCAAGCAATTGTGCTAACAAGGGATAATCTCTTGCTAGTAGTGTTTGCCCTCTACAAACCAAATATCCCTCTGGGATAGCATCATCTAGTAAAGCAGATGAACTAGATGAACCCGACCAGGGCACGATTGTCCCAATTGGAACTGCCCTGGTTGCTTTGATTCTGTTGTAATTTGCCATTTATCAGACCTCCATTAGCCACCAACCTTGTACGGCGGTAGGAATACCAACCTGACCGTTACTATCTGTTCCTCCTAGGTAGACTAGAGTAAACGCAGCATTTGGAGTTTGAACTACAAGTTCACCAGATGGATATGGGGTCAATCTGTCACCTAGTAGAGTTCCAGTTGCGTCTCCCTGAATCTTAGTTCCAGAGGATTCTGCGGTTCTAAGTACAAGCGAAGTGTTGTAACTTAGTTGTCCGCCGACATCTACAACTCTTACAGTGTCTCCAGTTTGTGGAGCGGTTGGTAATGTAAGAATTAGTGTAGAAGATGCTGTAGTATTTACCAAGTAAACAATGTTAGGTGATAGAGTCAAATCTTCTTCAGGTGAAGCAGATGAGAGATATCTGGTGTGTCTACCACCGCTGCTTGAGTAGAAGTTGTTGTAACCGAACGAATCGATCGAACTATCTTTCTTAACCGCAAACTCTTCAGATCCATTAGGTCCTAGATTTTGGATAGAAAGTTGTTTTGTCGTAGCGTTTGGACTTGCTGCTGCTTCACCAATAACAGTGAAGGTTGTTTGTGCTGATACATTACCATCGTTATCAACCTTAAATGTAGGAATATTAACGTCAGGGTTTGTGATAACGTTTTCAGGGTCTTGACCACTGAAGAGGAAGAAGTCACCACGAGCAACAACACCAGCATCCCAAACAAGTAGACCTTGGTGATCTGCGTGACCGTCATCATTAACGAATCCAAAGAGTCTAGTCTGATTTACAGAGTCATAGATCTCGAAGTTTCCGCCAATCATGTTTAGATCATTGGCAAGGTTGAGAGTACCAGTTCTGTATTCAACAGCACCGTCACCTCTCTGCTCATTCATAACTGCTGTATGAACGACACCCTTCAATCTACCTGCTACAACACCCCAAGCAACAGCTTGATGTCTCTCATTGGTAAATGCTAACCATCCGAGATAATCTAGTTTTTGCTGAACAACATAACCCTTGTCAAGAATTACTGAAGTGTAATCTGACTGAGCACCAGATTGTGTTCTGGTTCTTCTGTCAACATCGATGACTCTAGCAAACTCTTTATGCTTGATAACTCTTCTGACAACGTTACCAGAAGCGTATACGTCATCGTTAGGATTATTGAATGGTTCATTGGTAGTGATGCCACTATCAGGAGTTTCAATAACAATGGTATTTCCAGCAGCATCTTCAACAGTTTCATTAATCTTACCAATGATGAATGTTCCCTTACCAGTAGAAGCAGCGGTAGGAGTACCAACGAATACAAGGTCACCAGCAACAAACTTACCAGATCCAACACCTAGAGTACCAACAGGAATCTGAATGTTGTTAGAAGATCCAGTAACAGTTCCATCAATAACAGTAGTAGGACCACCCTCAGCAACGATCTGAGGATCGAACCAATATCCATAAGCGTATGCGAACTCTCCATTATCAAATGCGGTTGCGATAGACGCATCACTATTGATGCTGGAGCTAGCAGTGCCTGCTTCAGCATACTCAACCTCAACTCTAGCGAACTGAGTACCAATATGAGTTGTTCCAGTACAAGTATCAACTTCGAATGTAGGAACATCATTGCCATTAGTAAGAGTTAGTTTCTCGTTTCTATTGGCAGTGAATGCGATCGTGGCGGTGGAAGCACCAACCATGCCAAAATTAACAAAGAGTCTGTTGCCTACAACGTCAACTGCTTCAACAAAAGTATCGGTAAGAACTTCAATTGATGCTTCATTAGTGGTAACCTTGATGACATCTCCTGGGAGAATATCAGCAATAGTAGCACCAGTGCTTGTAATACTTACATTACTCAGAATCTTACTACCAGAAGTAGCAGTTGCTTCGAAAGCAACTTGATTGATTGTTCCACATCCACCAGTGAGGTTGATTGAATTATTGATGGTAAGATCACCTTCAATGTAAGTATCACCAGTGATAGAGTTAACGATGAATACATCACCCGAAGTATCATCACAGTCTTCACCGTTGTTGATTCTAAACTTCTGAACCTCTTCAGAAAGTGGTGTTTGAACCTTAACGTATTCAAATGTTCCAGTAGAATCATCTCTACTTGCGATGATGTAATCATTGGTAGTTAAAGTACCACCAAATTCAGCAAGATAGAAGTTAGAAGTGCTTCCAGCACCACTAGCACCAGGAATGGATTGTTCGAACCATGTAGCATCAAACTGTACATTAACCTTAAAGATTGGTGTAGTATCAGGGTGATTAGTTAGAATCGCACCAAATGCACCAAATGGTTGACGCTTGACTCTGAGGTAGTAAGGACCAACATTGGCTCTCATGACCTCAAGAATCTGTAAGAATTCTGGGTGTCCAGTTCCACTTACAGCACTATTAACGATGATGTAATCATTCGTTGATAGATATGGATCACCATTAGCTAGAGTTGGTTTGTTCTTGATTGGTAGATAATACTCATCACCAGTTAGAGTAGGAAGTTCCTGAGGTTCAACTTCAGGTGTTCCACCAATGTTTGTAACTTCCTGCTGATAAGCAGTTCCACCCCATTGACCAGAACCAGCAGTATCAACTGCGTTATATCCATCGTCAGTAGGATCTAGAACTAGAACATTGAGAATATCAACGTTCTTGGTAAATGTACCGTCTGGTTCTACACCATCCTGATGACTTGTAAATGCTGTTCCAAGTTGTCCACGTAGACCTTCGAATGCGAAGGAAGCAAGACCACCACAGAGTAGGATGTTACCATCAAACTTAGCAGAAGCAACAACATGTAGTGAGTTGTTGATAGTGGTTGTACCACCCTGACCAGCAATGTTAACTTCAGAAGCATTTAGACCGAAGTTAATTGTGGAAGGACCACCAGAGTTAGAGAAGAAGTTAACGAAAGATGCTTGTGATCTTAGGTTTGCCGTGCCACCAGGACGACGGAATCCTAACCACTGGTCACCATC